GAGCGCACTATTGATCACCCAATCTGGCGTTAGCGTTGGCATTGGCGAGTCCTCCAAATTGGCAAACCTCAACATTGCCCATCCGCGCTACTGGTTCCACGGCTGCGCAACCCTGCAAGGCGGCGATGATGGCGTATTCCGCGACATGGTGGCCGGCAACAACGGCGCATTCGGCGCGAACCTTAGCCGAGCGCAGGCATGGGCGAATCGCGACAAAGGTTATATCAGCACCATTGACCCGGTGGGCGGCAGCACGGATAGCGTGATCCGGATTCCCGGGCCGAATTGGGATTATGCCAACGGCGAGAGCCTGTTGATCATGTGGTCCGGCCAGGTGACGCCAGAGGGCTCCGACGCGGACTTGATGGGCACCAGCAACGGCACCTCTTACAACGGCATTCGCGTGCGGGCGAACAGCGATGGCCGGCTGGCGTTCGTTTTGTACGACACCACGCCCACCAGCGCATTCAGCACAACCAGCACCAACAACGCTGCAGGCAAGCCGTTCGTTTCCGGCGAGCTTCACAGCTTCGCGCTGTTCATCGACGGACAGAACCGGCAGCAGGCGATGTGGGTGGACAACGACATCAACGTCAGTCCGCTTGCGCTCAGCTCCGGCGTCAGCGTCAACACGCTGTCGAGCGCGACGTGGAACATCGGAACGGCTGCACCAGTCGGTGGAACGATCGGCGTCGCAACCAAGACGCTGGCATTTGCGGGCCTGAAATTTCTGGCGACCGACCGGCTGCCAACGATCGCACAGATCACAGCTGTCGTGCAGGCGTTCAACCGCGACCCGCGTGGGCTGATTTTGGCCGGAGCGCTGTAATGCCGCTGCAAACGTCATGGCCGATGACCAGCGATTTTGCTGGTGTGCCGTCGTTGCAGGCCAACGGCACGCAGACCACCGGCAGCAGCAGCCCATCGGGCATCGATGGCCGGCTGGAGATCGTGCGCGACCCGACTGGCGTGCGCGGCAACGTCATGCGCGCCACACTCTACGAGTCGGACGCAAACACGGCCGGATACCGCCGCAGCGAGATTGCCGGCCCTGCCGACTCACTGGCCGAGTATTGGTACTCGTGGTCGATGATGATCGATCCGGCGTGGACGGACCTTGAAAACCCGTTCATCCTGGCGCAGATTCACGACACGCCGGACGGCGGCGACGGGCAGAAAGCGCCGAACTTCCTGCTGGCGAACCTGAGCGGGCACCTTCGCTGCACCGTGCCTGAGCAGACGCTGCCCTCGGAGGGCGGCAACCTGCGCCGCATCGGCACCGCGCCGCTGATCCCCGGTCGGTGGATCGATTGCTGCCTGCATGTCAAGTGGGCGACCGGCACTGGTGGTATGCGCGAATTCTTCGTGAACGGCATGCCGATGTTCCGGGAAATCAACCTGCCGACGCAGTACACCGATGTCGTCGGGCCCTATCTCAAGCTCGGCGTTTACAACGGGCTGAGCGCGACCGCTGGATGGACGATGCGCCGCGCCTATTACTCAGATGTGCGAATCTGGAGCGGTGATGCGACATACGAGCAGGGCCTGAATCGGCTGGTTGCACAACCAATTCGGGTGACGAAGTTTTGACCACCCGCCATCCCGAAATCACCCCCGAGCTCTTCCGCGAGGTCTTCGAGACCGACAAGCGCGGGGCGGCGATCCTCGAGCACCTGATCCAGCGATTCAGCCAGTCGGCCGTGACCGACGGCGGCATCGATGCGGTGCTCAAGACCTACGAGCGCATGGGTCAGCTCAAGCCACTGCACTACTGCATCGCCATGGTCAACCGCGCCAATGGCGTGACGCCGACCAGCGCAGAGGCACAGTTTTCCAACGACGAGAGGTAACACGAAATGCGAGGCAAACGATATGTCTACATGGACGCGACTGCGGGAGCTGCTGGCGGCGGTGATGGGGCCGGTGCTGGTGCTGCTGGGGCTGCGGCAGCGGCCGGCACTGACCCGGCAGCAATCGGCGCAGCTGGTGCAGGCGATGCAGGCACTGGCGCGGCAGGCCAGGGGACCGCGCCAGCTGGTGGAAGTGGGGCACCTGGTAGCGCACTTGCCGCGGGAGCTGCAGGCGCAGGCGATGGAGCTGGTGCTGGAACAGATACCCCGGCTTCCATTTGGGAGCGCGTCCCCGATAAATTCCGCGTCAAGCGCGAAGACGGCACCATCGACCAAGAGGCGACGGCGGCCAAGGTAGAAGAGCACCGGGCCAGTCTCGAGAAGCGCATGGGTGCCGGCGACATCCGGCCCAAGACTGCCGCCGAATACAAGCTGCCCGATCTGCCCAAGGGACTGGAGGGCATGTCCGTCGACGACGCATCCACCGCCAAGTTCCGCGAGGACGCGCACGCCATGGGCCTGTCGCAGGCGCAGTTCGAGGGTGTCATGTCGCGCTACTACGAGATGGCGCCCATGCTGGTCAACGCCGGCCAGCAGCACAGCGCAGAGACCACGGTGGGCGAGTTGAAGAAGGCATGGGGCGATCAGTACGACGCCAACGCGAAAGCCGCATGGCGCGGCGTCACGCAGATCGCGCAGGCCACCGGGCTGACCACCGACCAGATCGAGCAGGAGCTTGGCAACAGCCCGGCTTTCAATCGCATCATGGCCGCCGTCGGCGCGCAGATGAAGGAAGACGCGCCGGTCAACACCGGCACGCAGGCTGCAGCCAGCGGGGGCGACATGGCCGAGGCCGCCAAGATCCAGGCGTCCGAGGCATTCCGCAATCCGCGCCATCCCGAGCACACGCAGGCCGTGGCGAAGTGGAACGCGATCCTCACGGCTGGAGTGCCCGACACGCCCGTCGTGTGAAATTGTCGGGATTCCGACACCGGCCTGGTGGGACAGTAGCGCCCATCAGGCCCGGAGTGGCAACCGGATCACCTGCAAAGCCCGTGCACCGCTGACACGTATCGCAGGCCCGGAAACGGATCACCTGAAAGGCGAACACCGATGTTCAATTTTTAGGAGCTATCCATGTCCACCACCATCACGACGCAGTTCGTCACCAAGTGGGATACCGCACTTCGCCTCGAAGCCCAGCAGAAAGAATCGCGCCTCATGGGCACGGTTGTCGACCGCGGCACGATCGAAGGCGCATCATTCACCATCAACAACCTGGCCAGCGGCGGCGTCCTCGACGAGAACACCACGCGCCACGGCGACACCATCTGGTCGGAAATCGATCACACCGCCCGCAATGCGGTGATGCGCGACTTCTACAAGGCCTACCCGCTGGACCGCGCCGACATCCCGAAGATGATCGTCAACCCGGTCACGGGCGGACAGTACATGTCCAGCCTCATGGCGTCCAAGAACCGGCGCTGCGACGACATCATCTACCAGGCCGGCCTGGGCTCGATCCTGTCGCAGGACGGATTGACGACCTACGCGCTGCCCTCGGGCCAGAAGATCCTCAACGGCGCAACCGGTTTCACCAAGGCCAAGATCATCCAGGCCAAGGCGATTTTCCGCGCCAACGAAGCCGACGAGGAAGCCGGCGAAGAGCTGTACATGCTCTACAACGACGTGCAGCTGCAGCAGATCCTGGCCGACACCACGCTGACCAGCGCGGATTTCCTGGCCGGCCAGATGCTGCAGTCCGGCACGCTCAAGGGCAAGTGGATGGGTTTCCACTGGATCCCGTACCAGGGCATCAACAAGGTCAGCACGGTCTATTCGACCATGGCCTACACCAAGACCGCGATCCACTTCGGCACCGGTTACACCGAGGGCAACGTGAGCCGGCGCGCGGACAAGAAGGACACCTGGCAGGTCAGCATGGCCGCCTCCTACGGTGCAGGTCGTCAGGACGACAAGAAGGTCGTCCAGATCGATTTCGTCTGATCAACACCAGCACATTGAAGGAGTACCACCATGACTGAACTTTCCACCATCACCCGCACGTCGGCGGCCATCGCCCTGGGTCAGAAGGTCAACCCGACCAACCAGAACCGGGTGCGCGTTGCCGTGTTCGAGATGCCGGCCACCTACGCGGCGCCGGCCAACGGCGACACGTTCGCCACCGGCATCGTCCTGGCCAAGGGCACGCGGCTGCTGTGCCCGGTCACCGTGTCGGGCGCCACCAATGCCGCATCGGTCACGCTGTCGGTCGGCCTGCGCGATGCCACCACGAAGGTGGCCGTCGATGCAACGGCGATCGTCAATGCGCTGGCCGTGACGACCGCGGCGACCGCGCAGGTCAACACCGGCACCAAGCTCACGGGCGGGCAGTTCTACACGCTGCCGCAGGACTGCGAGATCTACGGCACCTGGGGCGGCGCGACTCCGAACGCGAACGTGCAGACCCGGGTCGAAATCTCTTACGTGGCGCCGTAAGGGCTTGCAGTTGC